GTCAGTGTATTTCTTCTTACCAGCATCACTCTTGACCTTATCAATCTGTTTCTGTATTGAATCTACAACCCACTTCTCATATCCCTTTGCATGTGCGCTGGGATTTTTAATAATTTCTCCAGCACGAACCTTAGAGTTATTATAGGTTTTGAGGGATGCACCAGCAATCGCACCTGTCATACCATTTTGTACTGTTAGGAATTTTCTCAACCCATTCGCATTGATCTTCTGAAAGGTAGACCCAACTTGTGATAGTATTTTGGTAATACTCTCTGTTTCGGCAGCAGTAAATGTTGCTTTACCAGCAACATCTTTGTATGTTGCATCATCCATCCATACACTAGATGGTTTACTAAGACTAGAGATATTTGCACCAAATGATGCTTTCATTCCCTGTAGAGTCTTCCCTGAGTATGTGGTATGCCAAACTATACCTATCTTTGATTTGTTTATGATAGAGCCCAACTTGCTATCCACAGGAACAGCATATACAATGGTATTAGGCTGAAAGGTGAGATAAGACACTCCATCAATTTTTGTTTTTTCAACATCGTCCGTGTACATAAGATCACCTTGAAGTACCCCCTTTATGCCCAACTTGGAAAACTCTTTGAGTGCAATTTTGAATTTAGAATTAAGTGCGCCAGAGAGATCATCGTCAATCTCCTTGGTTGTTTTGTACAATTTTGGATTGACATTGAATACACTTTTCTTCGCCACAAAGAACTTACCGTCTTCTGGATCAATACCAGCGAATATAGCAGGGGCGCCATCCCACTTAACTGTCATATTTACAGAACTACGACTTGCACCAGACAACATATCTCGTAAAGACTGTAGAAAGTTAAGAGCAGCACGACCACCATCAACACCATAGTTGAGTATTTCATCCTCTAGATGTTCTAGGTGAAGGTTCTTGCCCCCCTTGTCTTCTAGTAATATTTCGTTAAAACTAATCATGGTTTAAAATCTGGATTTGGTACATAATCACACATTATATGTGATGGGTACAATCCTCCTTGTTTATTTCGTATATTGATCTTAAAGATATATAACTTAGTAACCACTTCTATGTCAAGTCTCTTAGCAGAACCCGGCTTTGGGTATAAAATAGTAACACTTTTGACTTTTGCAGAATCCATCATTCGGCGTCTGCTCATCTCGTAAAATTCTACCTTCTTTCCTTTTCTGTGTACCATGTAGTAACCATATCCAATACCTGTTACTAATAATTGAAGGAGGGCCCGCATATTTGTATTTCTTGTAGCGTTAACTTTTTGTTTTGCAGATTTCTTAGCACCTTTTTTATATTTGGTAAATATTTCAATAAACTGTTTTTCATCTATACCAAATATGTCAAGAATTCTTTTTGCATCTTTATTATCTATTTTACCTTTTTCAAACTGGTCAGCAGTGAAAATTTTACCCACACCAGCATTAAAGAATGTAACTGTACCACCAAATTTCAGAGACAGAAAATAAGATTTGCTGTCTGCCATAACCGTAACATCAGTTACTTTGTGGCCAATGTTTAATTCTCTACCACCAATTAAAGCACCAATATCTGTAAACTCTAGAGGGCGTCTAGTATTAGCAGCGCCCTCTAAAGATACTGTTATTTTATCATGTTTAGAAAGAATATCTCTATGCAGTTCTTTCATAAAATCTGGATACTTAAAATTCTCTGAAGTTTCACCCTCTGCAATATAAGTTTCTATATCTTTGGTAACTTCTCCCTCAAATGCAAATCCTGTACTTTTAGAACCACGGCCTCCTCTGGAACCTTCTCCTTCTGTTACCTTAAATCCATATTTTTTGGAAAGTGCTGGCAGATTAAAATCATCTGAAACAGACCGTGAAACTTTTACATTTTTAGGAGTAGAGGATTGTAGTGCAATTGGATCGGCCATACCGCTCTTAGAAACTATTTCATCAAACAATCCTTTTAATGATTCTTTATCATGAGGAATTTTCAGTGTATCTATCTCACCGCTAGATTTAGGTATTATATCATATGCCTCAGAGAACTGAAACTTATTATTTAATACTTTTCTATCCTTCATTTGATGGACATATCTCTGTAGTGACATCCAAGTTCTCCATGTTTATTCTATTTATACTATTGTGTCCAGTTGTCACGATTGTAATAATATTTTAGAATTTCAGACGTAACACTCTTATCTTTTGTTATGTTCTCAATACCACCAAACCCTGGCATACTATTTACTTCAAGTATATAGGGTTGGTCTTTTTCTCTATTCTTTGATGGAAGAAAATCTACACCAACTAATTCACCTTCCACCATCTCAGCAGCCCTCAATGAGTCTTTAGTTTCTAGTTCAGTGAGTTCAATAGAACTTGTTTCTGCGCCTAATGAAGCATTACTTCTAGCGTCACCAGAAATAACATCTCTCCTCATCGCAGCCAAAACATTTCCATCGTGAACAATAACCCTAACATCATATATAATTTTAATATACTCTTGCACTATAAGGTCTATATTCTTTGATAATAAAGAAAGCATTTGTACAGTTGGATGTAACGATCTCATACTTTCAACAATTACAACACCAACACCTGTTTGACTGCCACTTGATGCTTTTAAAATTACAGGAAATTTAAATCCAGAGGCAACTCGTTCTGCATCATCTGAATATGTTATAGGTCTAGTCTTAGGAGTTTTGAGTTTATTCATTCTGAACATCTCATTACAATAATATTTACTACTACACATATTCCAAGTTTTTAGAGTTGGTATTGTTTTAAATCCCTTATCTTCCAGAAGGTTTATCATATCAACCCATCGCCTATTTGCAGTAAAACCCATAGTTCCAAGACCTCTAGGAAATATCAAAGTGTCTTCTGGATTAATTTCAAAAGGTTTTTGCATATCTATCTCACCATCTTCTGTAGGTTTGACAGAAAGTCCCGTCTTTTCATCAAAAGGAAAAGAGTGAATAAAAAGTTTTCCCTTCTCCTCTGAAATATAACAACCAGAATATTCTGCATGAAAGATATCAATGTTATTTTTCTTGGCAGCTTTTGTTATTAACAGATAATCAGGAGCTTCGTCTTTACCAACATCCCGCAAGTTTTCGTGAGAGTTATGAAACATCACAAGTTTGTATGGTTCTTCTTTTGCTTCTGTTATGAATTTCTTGAACTTACCCATATACTATTCTTTCTTCTTACCAATATTATATTTGGTTTCTAAAGTCCAATCATCTTTTTCTTTAAACGATAAAACTTTAATTTGGCTTAACGGCGCAACTGGTTCTGCATTACCCATGATATCTACTAGGCCCCAATCAGATAGAAGGTTAGCAATTGTATTTCTACGTGCAACATCATTCTCTGATAGGTTAGTTTCTTTACCATCCAATGCAAATAACTCTTTAAAATGCACAATAAAGTACCTACCCTGTTTATGTAATATATGACAGGATTGATATAATTTTCTTTCTTTTCTTGAAGCAACGCCAATTCGAGATAGTGTCTCTCGAACCTTTAGAAAATCGTCTGGTTCTTTTAGACCAACTTCTAACATCTGCTCCTGTGTCCAATTAAAATCTTCCATTATTTCTTCCACCCTTATTTAATTTATTTTTTATAGCGGAAATTTGTTCATCACTTAGTATATCAAGAGCCGACTTGGCCTTTTCATTATTATATCCATAAAACTCTTTAACATACTCTAGATTCTTTAATTTCTTCGCCTTCATCCAAGGTGTATATCTTTTTCTTGGCCTAATGCTATTTATTAAAAAATCAAACTGGAGTTTTTTATCTAAGTGGTGGTATTGGTTAATTTCATTAACTAATTGGATTGTGTCTGGGAATGGAGCTAGACACTTATTAACAATAAATGGCGAATATTTCTTTTCCCACTGTTCATCCTCAGAATCAAGAAGAGATTCTTTACTGTGATTTATCGCATTTAGATAGTCTTTTAACTCATAAGTCATAAGCTTCTCCCCAACTCATCATATTAACAATCTGCTGATCTTCACGATTAGCATGATCTAACTTTACCAAATCATTACGTAATTGTAAAGGTTCCATTTTATAAATTTTTTGCAATCTTGGTTTATCTAACATACAAAACCAGTATGCAACCTCTTCTGCCTGTTCTCCAATTAAATCTTTAACTACTTGTCTATCATCTACCAAACCACCTTGTGGCATAAAATAAGCAGTACCATAGACAGAGTGAAAAAGACCAGCATCTTGTAAATATTCTGGAACACCTAACTCTTTTAATTTTTCACTTGTGCCTATAAGATGCTCTAGTAAAGTTCTTCCAGAATGTTTTACTCTATCAGAACCTATAGATTTAAGAAAATCAATCTTTATAGAAGTCGAGTCTGGCACTATTTGCTCCACTGATAAACAATTTAAATACTATACATGTTCTTAATTCTAAACAATTTTTAGCAACAGGCTGAGCTTGATGGGGAAGGTATGCATCAAATACTAAAAGACGATTGCCTCTATATTCTGCAACAGTATCAACCGTAACTCCATCTTCTTTATAGATAAATGTACCACCACCATACTTTATATCCCAATCTAATTGAGGATAATAAATCATAGTGAAGTCACCATCATCTGAATGTATATTTGGTTCTACTCCAAAAGTATGAGCATTTGCATAGAGTCTTTTCCACCCCTCTATGGAAAATTTTTGTTCTGCATCAATCTTATGTTTTGCAGCTTCCCAAATAGATAAAAACAATTCATAACCGTTTTGTCTAACTTCTTCTTCATCCTTACCACAAAAGAGATGCCAATGATAGCCAGGAACTTGTTTAGTTGAGGTATAATAGTAACTCCATCTAACATTTTTCATCTCTGCTGATATCAACTCAGCTATATGTGGTTCCAATATATCATCATATATTTCTATCACTTGAATTGACCTCTCGCCATAATTTCTGTTAGACAAGCTAACATATTGATCTCTTGATCTGCAACAAACGCTGACTTATATTGATACTCGCCAAGTATAACCACAGCGTGAGGTATACTACTGCCATCCATGCAATCGTACAAGTTATCATAAATAGTCCGAAAGATACGTACAGGATCATTATCCAAATTGTCAACAACCCATCTGCGAACATTGGTGAACTCCTTATTTTTCATTGCAACCATCAATTCTTTTATATTTATCTCAGATATATTAACCAATATTCCAGCATCAATATTACCAGAAACAGAATACCGTTGAAGTTCGTTTAATACACGCCTCCAATCAGGAAAGTGATTATTAATAACTTCTGCAACAACACGCTTATCATAGTCTACTTGCTGTTCATCTAAAATCGTGATTGTACGATCAAAAAATTGTTGAGCAAGTTTTACCTTCTCAGAATTTGGAATTATAAAATCGATCACACTACAACGAGACTGTAATGCTGGGATAATACGATTCTTGTAATTACAGGTTAAAATAAATCCACAGTTATTATGGAATTCTTCAATAAGACCACGTAAAGCTGGTTGTGTTGACTGTGGATTAATATAATCTGCTTCATCAAGAATTAGATATTTTTTACCACCTTCAAGAGATACAGTAGATGCAAAGTTTTTGATTTTGGTTCTAAGTACATCAATACCTGACTCCTCAGAACCGTTAATCATCATATAAGTTGCACCAATCTGATCTACCATTGCTCGGGCAGCAGTAGTTTTACCTACGCCTGGAGCACCTGAGAAAATCAGATTGGGTAACATCTCCTCATCAACAAAAGATTGCAAGGAGTCTTTTAGAGTTTTAGGAAGTACGCATGACTCGATGTCCTGAGGCCGATATTGTTCGACCCATAAAAAAGTTTCCATAATATAAATTCCAATTAAACATTAGCAGTATAAGAAGACTCAGGTTCTAGAGCAATGAAGTATTCAACATCAACAGATGTATTCTTAAATCGACTAATTTTTTTCTCTGACATTTCTACATCATACGTTCCAGAAATAATTTTAAGATTCTCAACCTTAAACCAAAACTTATACTTTGAATCATTTTTATCAATATCAAGAGGTGTCTCATAATCATTAGCAGTACCATTTTTCTTATCGGTAACTTTTAAATTGCCGTTTTCAAGTAACATATCAGGAGCTCCAATAACAGAAGCTGCTCTCTGTACTTCTGAAAGAGTAGAACTTGATAATTTATAAGAAACTTCTACAGAAGGCATTGTAATTTCTTTTTGAGGAGTCGTTACAACTGAAGGATCAGAGTACCAATAGGTCACTTTATCTTTAGAACCCTCTCCTGTAATTATTACAAAGTCATCTTTGAAATCTAATTCTGGTTTATCAAATAAAGAAATAACAGCAAGAAATTCATTGAGATCATAGATCGCAAATTCTTGAGGAAATTTCTCTGTTACTGAGGCGTTTGCAATAATGTTTTTCATTGCAGACATGGTAGAAATTTTACTACCTTCTTTAATTACCAAATTTTGATTGATGGTTGAGAAGTTTTTCAAAATCTCTTTAGTTTCGTTACTTAGTTTCATATTCACTGTTCTCCATAGAATTAATATGTAGTGCTATAATACCATAATGTATTACTTTTAGCAAGTCACTTCTAGACTTACCATTCTTTTTTCCATACCGTTGTGCATACTTTAATATGTTCCCGATACAAAACCCTTCACCGTGGCCACCATCTATAATGAACTCTGTAGCTTGAAACTTGTTCTTACTATAGTGTTCATCATAAGTGGAGTCGATATAATCGCATAACTCTTTAAGAGCAATGTCCTCATTGTACTTGTAGTCAATCTTCAAATTTTTCATTTAGTAGGAGTCACATTTAGATTAGCAGAAAATGTCCTACGTTCACCTTCTCCAAAGAAAGGCATAACACCATGTCGCAACCAAGCAGGGAACATAATTAAAGTTCCAACTTCTGGTTTGACATATTCTTCTGTGATAGGACGGAGCATATTAATATCTCGCATACCATTTGAACCCCAACACAAATATGTGAATCCATCAACTGCACCATTTGCACCATTAAGTCCAGCAAAGTTTTCAGCAGGATTGTTAAGTGCTTCAATCTGTGGTGGAACCTTTAGATAGAGGATACAGGACAGTCCCATAGGAGTACTTGTACCATGATCATGCATAGGGTTATAGTCACCTTCATAACTATGAATAGTCCACATAGTTTGAATATCAGTTTCTACATTCATATCAATAGCGTGTTTAACATAGTCTTTACCTAATCGACAAAGAACACTTGAAAATTGCTCACCCACACCATCATCGTTGTGAGGAAAATTCCATTGTGCAGATCGTTCATTACGATTAATCTGACCAACTAACTCGTTAGATTGGTCTTTGCGAGCAGGAATAATTTCATCATCGATATGGGAATTCAATTCACCGATAACATCTAATGGAATTTCAACTCGCATAATATGTACTGCCAATTTAGGACGCATACTAATAGCCATACCACCAGCGTTACTTCCTGCTGGTTCCTCTGGGGTTGGTGTTGAAAAACGATTTTGGTCTTCATCTTTTTCAATTGTATCTTCTTTTTGGGCCACTGCTCCGTCCTGTAAACCGCCAGGGGGTAAATCAAATATTTGTATCATAATATCTCCTTCATTATATTATCATAATATAGGAAAAGGGACTAAAAGTAAAGTCCCTTTTCCCTTTTATTTAAGAAACTATTTCACTTCAATTAGTTTAGGTTTCTTTTCTTCTGGAACAATCTGCTCTAGTTCTATTGTGAGCATACCGTTCTCTAGTTTTGCACCGTTAACTACGATGTCTTCTGCAAGAGTAAACTTTCGATTAAACTTGCGATAAGAAATCCCACGATGAAAAGTATGTTCATCTTTGGGATCATCTTTCTTGTCTGATCTGACCGATAAAGTACTATCGGCTAATTCCACCTCGATATCGTCCTTACTGAATCCAGCAAGGGCCATAACGATTGTATAGTTATAGTCACCGCCTTTTTGAATGTTGTATGGTGGAAACCCTGTAGACGTTACGTTGTTGTCAGCGTATCGATTGAGTTGATCAAACATTCGATCAAATCCTACAGCGTATGGGGTTAGTTGATTAAAGTTGTCGATTAGACTAAGTGTATTTCTTACCATTGTTTATCTCCTTAATAAGCAAGATGTTAATAGTGGCCACCCTTTACGGCATGGCCACTATTATATAGTATAGGAACTCGTGGAAATTGTCAAGTTCCTTTACTTTTTTTTTAGAAGGCAGGTTCTTCTTCAATACCATCAAGTAATGGATTAGAAGTTTCTTCTTCTTCTTCAACACTAATACCAGCATCAATCTTAGTATAGAGATCAAGAAAGGATGCCTTTGTATCGTCATCGAAACGAGCAACACATAGTTCGATAGACTGTAACTTGTCACCAAAGATAGCATATGCTTTAACAATGTGGTCAAGTCGGCGAGTAGATATAACCTCATCTACGCCGCCATCAAAGAAAGTCTTGCGAATAACTTCAGCCCAAGTGACCAAGTTAGTTGCAAAATCTGCATCAACCTTATTGTATTTTTTCATGGAACCCATAACGATCTTCTTTTCAACAGAAGCAATTGCATAGGGCTGTTCCATCGTAACTGCAAATCGTTCAAGGAATGCTTCGTTAAGAATGTTGGTTCCGATAAAACGTCCATCTTCTGAACCTTTACCTTTAGTGTTGGCAGTTGCCATCACATTGAAACCATCCTTAGCGGTAATCCACTTATTGATCTTCTTGAGGAAAACACCTTTACCTTCAAGGACAGGTTGTAATGCAAGTAACTTGTTTGAACCAAGGTCACACTCATCTAGTAACAAAGTGCAACCACGTTCCATCGCCTCAATAACAGGGCCTGGAACAAACTTAGTCTCACCGTTTACCAAACGGAAACCTCCTAGAAGATCATCCTCATCAGTTTCGATTGTGATATTGATACGGATCAATTCTTTTTTAAGTTTTGCGTGAATCTGTTCGATCATCAGAGTCTTACCGTTTCCAGAAAGACCAGTAACAAAGACAGGATAGAACATTCCAGACTTTACAACTTTCTCAATAAGAGAGAAGTTGCCCCAAGGAACAAAACCTTCAAACAGATCAGGAACCAAATCCTGTTTTTCCATATTAGTTGCAACCAGATTGACAGTCGAAACTGCATCAGATGCCTCTGGAGTAGAAACTACAGGAGCAGGGACGTTTTCACTAGGAAGTAAAAACTGATTGTAACCTTCCTTACATCCTTTCCAGAACCAAGTAGGTTTTGGTATACCAAGTTTTTTGGAGACTTCGATACTCTCTGATTTTGAGATTGTCGAACCGTTGCCGAACATATCGGAGGCGGTATCTACAAACAACTTTTTACGTGGAGACAAATACATATTATAACTTTCCTTTTTCAATTTTAAAACTGTCTTGATTTCTTATCATATTTACAAGCTAACATACTCAACACCTTTTGTCAACAGTGAACTGCATAGTTGGCGCCGATTTTTGTATTTTATTGTAAAGTGTGACATATTTGCCACAGGTCGTGATAATCG